GGCGCCCGCATTAGCGGGAGGTATAGCTTGGGATTAACCCAAGCTTTCCATCCAAGGCCTCCGTCCCCACCGAAGTGGGCCTAGAGGCTTGGCATTCCGGGAAACACCGAATATTCGGGACCCGAAATACGTAAAAGACTGAGACGAAGGTATCTTTCTAGACATCTTCCCTTCTAAGTCTTCTTTAAGCTTTCGTACACTGCCCAAACGCCCCTTCGGACTCCTCATCAGAGTCCTATGAAAGCGTTCCGACAGGTTACGAATGGAAGGCGCGTGGGACAATTGCACTTTTCGGCTTCTGCCGAAGAGCGCCCTTGAACTCGCGGGTCCACGTAATCTCTGGATTACGTCCCTAACCTCGAGACCCCCAGGGGTATCTTTCTTCAACTGTGGCTTTAAGCGTAAGTTGAAGACTGTTTCCACTGGGACATTCTTTTGCCCATCCACAAGGGGGACTAATGAAAGTCCCCCGTAGAGGAGCAAACGGTCTAGAGGCAAAGACGAGAGATGCGCAAACCATTGCCGGGCAAACTTCCTAGGCGTCTGTTCAAAATGAGGGTGACTAATCCCCCCCATAAAGTCCGGAGCGCCTAGGGGCAAGCCCAGCGATGCTGCCGCACGCCACTCGGAGTTAAACTTACTATATTTAAATAAGCCTAACTTCGAGAGGTTTTGCCGCGAAGGGGAAATGCCCTGTTCCAACAAAGATCCGCGAAACGCGGAAACTAAGTTGTACCAGTTCACTTCACCTTTCGTTCCCCCTCGAGGCGCCGTCCAATAACTAAGAAGAAAGAATTTTTTCTTTTTTCCGTTCTTGTACGGAGCCTCGCAAAACAATCCCTTGTGCCGATCATAAAAACTCTTAGGAGCAGATATGACCCCCCCAAGGGATCGCAAGGCGCTATCGTACCGCTCACGTTCTAACGGAGAGAGTCCTCCCACCAAGGCGTCATCGCCAGTGGTGAGAGCAGCCCACTTCCCTGCCTTTTCTAAGGCATAGAACGTAACAAGCGGCAGGACAGCCCAGGAGGTAGGTTCCCCCATCATGGCACCACGTTTCGTGATGTCACGATCCGCATCACAACATGCGTATTGCAACCAACTATTAAACCGATTAAAATAGTCCATGCAATCCACAGGAGTGACAACCGACCGCCGCTCGTCTAACGACCAAGGAACGAGCCCTCGTGTGAAAGAAACAATCACAGAGGACCCAGATTCTTCGTAATTAGAAGAGCGGAACCGCGGGTGGGGGAAAATTTGAGCAGCGGTGGTAAAGTTACCGAAATAAGAGAAATTAGAGTTATACGTAACTCCCTCGTTATCGAGGTCCTC